TTGCCTGCCCCCCATTGATGGGTAAAATAGCCGCAATTTTGTATTCCATGATGCGTGGCGTGCTGCCGCGCTTATAAAAGAAGATTTAATTATGACGTTGTCTCCTTATCTGCAAGAGGTGGCCAAGCGCCGCACTTTTGCCATTATCTCGCACCCCCACGAATCACCCCTCATTAAGTAAAATAAAAACCTGTCAGATTTATCAAACTCCTTTCACAAATCACCTGTCATTCCTGCTGTATCAACGATTCATTACTTTAATCCGCTTTAATTCCTTTCAATTGATCACGCTTTAATGCGATTGCTTTTAGCAAAATTCTGTACATGCGCTTGTACATAATGTACAAACTGAAGATGATTTTTTGAGTTTGTACAAGGTGGTTTATGGCGTTGTCTGATGCATGGTTGCGTTCGGTCACAGGGAAGGAACGCGAAAAAGTAATGGTGAAATCAGATCGTGATGGCCTATCTGTCCGAGTGTCACCGAAAGGACGTGTTGTGTTTCAATATCGTTACCAGTGGGCCGGGAAAGGTGAGCGTATCGATATTGGTTCTTATCCTGCTACCGGGCTCAAAGAGGCTCGCGATGAAGTGATCCGGTTGCGTGGTGAGCTGGAAGCTAACCGAAATCCCAAGTTGGTCAGGATGGCTGAAAAACGGCGTGCTACGGGCGCGTTAACCGTTGAATCTGTGATCAGAGCCTGGTATGACACCTACTGTCTGAAAAATAAGAAAGGCGCGGAACAAATACTCAGGTCTTTCGAAATTCACCTGTTCCCCAAAATTGGCAATTTGCCGCATGACATTGCCAGCCTTCACGATTGGCTGGAGGTACTGGAGCCAATCAGCGATCGGTTGCCTGGAATAGCTGATAGGCTACTGGTGAATGCAAAGCAGGCTCACGTATGGGCTTTCAAAAGAAAGCTGGTGGAGAATCGGCCTTTATCCGATATAACCAGCAAAGATATGGACATCAAAAAAGGTCAGGGTGAAAGATTCCTGAGCCATGAAGAAATCAAGATCCTATACGGTGCCGTTGATGGCTCCCGCTTAGTTCCCAAATACAGAGTCTTTATTAAGCTGCTGCTGCACTTTGGTTGTCGGCCTGCTGAGCTGATTGGGGCCAGAGTGAATGATTTCGATCTGGTCAGCAAGGTATGGACGGTTCCAGCTGAGCGGCATAAAACGGGAGCGGTAACAGGGAAGCCACTCAAGCGCCCAATTATCGGGCCAGTCGAAGAGTTAGTGAAGTATGCCATTTCCATGAATAATGGCTCGGTTATGGTATTCACGAAAGAGAATAGCCGGGAGCCGGTCGGCAGATCGTCATTGCAGTCATTGCCATATAACCTGACGAAATATGCGTGGCGGCGGCTGGGGTATCAGTTCCCACACTGGTCACTGTACGATTTGAGAAGAACGGCGAGAACAAATTTTTCTGATCTGACAGAGCCACACGTTGCTGAAATAATGCTCGGCCATAAACTGCCAGGTGTCTGGCAAGTTTATGACAAGAGCGATTACATGGAAGAACAACGCAAAGCCTATCAGGCGTGGTGGGATCGGGTGGAATCTCTCGTTACTGGATAACGCCGGCGAACCTGTGAATTTTATGTGCCGCCCATTTGTTCGGGCAGGATTTTATATCCGGGTCCGGGAACTCGGGGCGGTACTTCTGGCCGGTTTTACCGTTGATGCTGTTCCAGCGCAGCACCGTTGACACCGAAACTCCGCAGTAATCGGCCACCTGTTTTGTTGTCATTAAATCGCTCATATGCACCTCACACTACGCTCAGGCCACGACAGTGGCACCACACATCAAACATTCGCTTAACCACTTCCCTGCAGTAGCACCCCTGAGTATCCCGCGTCAGGTCGTAGCGATTTCCGTATCGCTTACGCACCCATATTTCAAAAGCTGTGTTCATTCCGCGTTGTCCTTACGGTACCCTGCATCGAAAATTCCGCTGGCTAAAGTGATGGCTTTTTCCTCGGTAAGCGTTTCTTCTGTTGTGCAGAGCGTCTGTACTATATCTTCAATGGTTTTACTTCTGTATTCGACTCGTCTTTCTGAGAAAATCTCGTTACACAGATCGACACATTCCATGCAGATGTTGACGCCAGGACCAGAAATCAGCCTGTCTTCAGCGGTAATCTGTTTGCAGAAATTGCATACCGTTTTCGGGTCTGGCTCGCGTTGAGGTATTTGCTCCCATTTATGAACGTCGCTGTGAATTGCCATCACTTCACCTCCACTCCGATACCGCTGATAACACAATACCGCTCGATCGCTTCTTTCACCCAACGGCGGTAGATTTCAGGGTGGAATGTCTCATTCTTCCCGGTACCGCTCCAGAACGCTTTTGAACTGGTGTCGGGAAGGGTAATGGCCAGGCATTTCTTCTCGATACTTCCAGAGCTTTCACAAAAAGTTAATGCGTTGCGTAGTTCTTTTACGCACGCGTAGTTTTCTGCTTTGTCAGGATCACCGGTACGATGTTCAGCTTCTTGCCTGCACCATTCGATGACCTTCTCCGCGGCCACATGAAGGCGCTGCCGCTGCCAGTCGTAATCATCGACCAGACACAGAAGGTGAATATGTTTTTTCTCTGCCTGCTTCAGCTTCTCACGCAAGCCCTCGATCTCCGCCGACATGTAGTAGCCTGTTTTGCTCCAGGTATCGACGTTATCTCCGGTCATGTCCGGCTCCGTAGAAGCTATCAGAATGGCATCCTGATAGTCAGCGCTGCTGCTAGTAATGGCTACTGCATAGGTATCGCTGTTTTCACATTTATGGATAAGCACTACCGGGTTAGTAATTTTGCTCATCGCGCAGTCTCCTTTTCGGCTTCAATAATGCTGTCGACCATCATCATCAGAGAGCCGGCCATGTCGTCGTAATCGGTCCACGCGCTACTTTCAAAGAACTGCGCAGCGAGTACCGGCGCAAGTTGGCAGACCAAATGCTGGCGGTAGGTCATGCCAAATGGTGTTGCGTTACTGGGGCATGGGTATGCCGGTTGTTGTCCCGTTTTCATTATTGACTCCCGAAATCCATCAAAAATTTGTACTCAATCAGCGCGCCGAACACGACGGCCACCAACAACAGGCCAAACAGCAGGAAATGGAAGAAATCTCTCATCTGGCCGCCTCTCGCTGAACGGATTTGTAGGCTCGCAGCATGTCGCGAGTTTTCCCGGATAAAATTGTCTTCATGAAGAACATTCCACTACGGTTTGCAATTATTCCTGGAGTCATCAGCAGGGTGACATCTACCACCCGATTATGTTTACGGAACTCAAATACGGTGCTGGTGATAACAATATTCGCTACAGCGCCATAGTCTTGGTATTGGATTTTCATTCAGCGTACCCCGGCAGGCTTTGTTGCTTTGAGTTCGTCACGTTCTTTCACGTAGCGGTCATGCATGGCGTCCCACTTGTCACACCATTTCTGCGCCTCACGTTTATGCTTAAGGATGCGGCGAAGTCGGCGAACACAGCGCTGGTGGGCGGCTCTATATTCAAGAGTGATTCCGCCACGTTGCCAGCAATTCAGATCCGGGTTCAGTGGGTGGACGGCCTGCACATCAGGGTGACGCTGCTGGAAACCAGAAATCTCGAAAGCGTGAGAGGTCATGAAGAACGCCAGATAACGGATCGCGGTATCGCGGCTAAAACATTTCTTCATGCGCCCATGACGTTCGGCGACGAACAGCGGGCCGACAGGCGTATTGTGTTTCTGAAGTGCCAAGTCAATCGCGCTGGCGGTGCGGTTGTCGATCATCGTTTAATTTCCCCTGAATATTTTTCGTGACTCATTACTTCCCAGCTCCGGCCGTCGTCTTTCGATAGCAGTCGCCAGCGTGGGTTAACTTTCAGGCTGAGGTAGCCGGTACGGCGCATGCGTCGTGCATATATGCGCTTACGCCGATATCGCTGCAGAACCTGCATCGTCTGCAGGTGTACCCGCTCAGGAATTCGTATCGCTGTCAGGGCCATTGTCCTTCTCTCCTGCAGGTGGGGTGATCGTGTAACCGGCTTGTTCAGCCATCCACAAAAACGTCTCCAGCGATGCAGTAACCTCGCCGTTATGTACCGGCCGCGTGTGGATAACCTTCCCGTTCTCGATCGTCAGCACGATATTTACTGGTTCGTGCGTGATAATTGGTGTCTGATCACTCATGGCTTGTCTCCGCTGTGACTGATTTTTGTTTCTTGGCAAACTCGACCAGCTCAGCGATGAGCTCGTCGATTAACTCCTTTCCGCTATCCGTAAGGAATTCACCGCTGCCATTAACATCAACAGCGCTGCTGTAAATTCCCCTGATGGCTTTCACACCATCGACATTTCCGTACTCACTGAACGCAAGCCTTTCGAATTTTCGTAATAATCCATCAAGTAAAATCTCTGTTAATTCGACCGTGTTAATGCCGCCTTTATTGAGCTTAATAACAAGGCAGTTACTTCCTGTTTTACGCTGGTGGCGTAATAACGCTGCTTTTAAAATTCTGCGTCGGTAGGTTTCAATTACGTTGTTTTTCACGACGTTCAAACTCCGAATCCATCCACGTTGAAACCTGAGCCGACAAATCAAGGCAGAGGCCCGACAGAGAAATTATTTGCTAGATGTCCATATCAATAATATTGGAGTTAATTAATTCCATTAATTGATACAGGTTATCAGCTGTGTTTTTTGCGGTCTCAAGTGAACTGTCTTTACTTAACATAATCAAACCCCATAAGCCTTACGCATGAACAGGTCAGCGATATGGCGGTATTCCTCGCCATAGGTCGCGAAGAAAAGGCGTGCTGTTTTGTATGCTGATTTATCTTTGATGAATGTCATTTTTACACCAATCCTGTTTTCAGATTGCAGTAAGCCACACCAGTTAAGGTGTTATTTTTTTGTTCTTTAACGTTATTTATTAAATTCGATCTTATCCGCTTTACTACTAATAATGTTCTGCAGTTCGTCAAGCTTTTCGAAAACGAGATTCAATGTTCCATTGCTGTGTGAATCGGCAGGCGTACTATCCATTGCGTTAGAAATGGCAGATTTGCAATTTCCGATATCACATGCCCAGTAATTAAGTTGTCGAGCTTGTTCTTTTGGTGACTCTAATTTTTGTTCTCGCTGCAATTCAGCACCAGTCCGCATGCTAAATTGCCCCACATACGCATAAGCAGTTTCACAAGTCTTATTCATTGAGCGAATCAGACAAGCAATCGCGTTATCGGCTTCCGGTGAAAATTCATTTATGCGGAAAATAACTTCCAGTAACGAAGTGTTCTCAGTAATTTCCGCTGCAATATCTTCAAGCATACTGATCGGGGTTTTCATTTTTGGTTCTCCAGCTGATGGGAAACCTCGCTCATATAAACAAACACATCACCTGCCAGTTTCTTCAACAAGGATGCCAGAGCACTTACTTCAGATTCAGAAAGTTTATGCGGGTGATCTTCCATGAGGCTGCATACTAATTCCGCTTGAAAAGCTTTTTCTGCGATTTGGTTGAACTGATTGAACTCGGGTTCTGACATTTTCATTTCATTGGCTCCGTTGTTTGCCGATGAAATGAATGTACACGATATGTGATTTTATTTGCAATCACAAATTGTGTGTGTCATGTGTTTTTCACAATATGTGTTTGAATTTTTTGTGAATTTTTCTTTTGGAAAGTTTTTTTGATATTGGCTGAAGGGGAGGGGGGAGGTTTAAAGCAAAAAAAAACCCTGCAATGCAGGGTTAAAAATAATGATTAGCCAAACGTTTCGTCAGGCCATTGTGAGGCGACAACTTTTCCGACGATCCTGCAATGCTCATTACAGGAAATCAGTCCAAACTGAGGGTTCAGTGGTTGGAGATAACTGACCCCTCCATCTCGTATAAGCTTCTTAAACGTAAATTCATCGCCGCCAAGGCGGGCAATGCAAAAATCACCAGGATCAACTGGCTGGTCAGGGTCTACCAAAATCAGCATCCCTTCAGGGAAGCTTGGTTTGGATCCGGCTGGAGCGGTCATTGAGTTGCCATCAACCTCAAGCCAAAACGCATGGTCGCTAGCTCTTTTGGTTGTACTCACCCAAACATCTGAATCGTCACGATCTGTAAATGTGCCGAACTCAGTAGAAAACATGCCAGCCTGAACGTGTGAAAATACTGGGTATTCGTATTTTTTGTATACAGGGCCTGAATTATCACCAAACAAAATCAGTGCTGGAGACACGCCAAGCACCTCACCCAAAATAAGTGCATCATCAGCACTTACTTTTCTTGTGCCGAGCTCGTAATTACCTAGACGGGAAGGGGCCGCCCATCCGCAAAGCTTGGCTAACTGCGCCTGACTAAATCCCTTAGCTTCCCTAAGAGATTTAATCCTTTCCCCGATAATTTCATGCATGGTTTTCATCCTTTCAATTTAACACGAAACGTGGATTTTTATCGTACACATTTTGTTGTTGCTTGTTAATCACAAATTGTGTGTAATGTTCTGGAGATTACTTCGGAGTGCCTAATGAACCGGATTGCCCAAGAAAGAAAAAGAATCGGACTAACGCAAGCTGAGCTTGCATCTGCATTGGGATGGAAACCTTCCCGACTTTCGAATTATGAGCTGGGAATTCGTAAGCCAAGCCTTGATGACTGCCGATCGATAGTCGATGGACTTAGAAAATCAGGGAGCAGATGTACGTTAGATGACGTTTTTCCTTACCCGTCCAGCGAGGTGTGACATGTCACCGGAGGCGATATGTACCCGGATTATGTGCAGGTTGAGCTGCCATCGGCCTACAGCCAGGCAGACGCAGCGTGGATCCAGCAGCAGTTACTGAGTTTGCCTCCGTCCCTCCGCCGCAAAGTCGCGCTGAAGTACGCAGAGGTTTACGAAATCACGTTTGAAGCCGAGCTGGTTTCATACCGCAGGGAGAACCGGGCAAGGCATGAAGCCAACGTGAGGCTTCGCAGGTTCGTTGAAACACACGGGCGGGCAATTCAGGGCTACACGGCCCAGCCGCCTCTGGCAGGAACGCAACAGTGCGCCTGACGATACCGGGCTTAAAGGTGCCTGGTTGCAATCTGACTTAAAGGCGTCAGTTGCTGATGAAGCTGGGACCACCCACTTACTTTTTTACGCCTGATTGTACTAGCCATCTAGTACATGAATAAGGGAGAGGTAAGAGGGGGGTAAGGGGGGAGATCGGAGAGGGATGGGAATAGGCCTTTTCCAGAAGGCAGCTCCATTGGTTAGGTAGGTGCTGATCTCAGAGACAGAGCCCAAAAACGCCGCTGTACTAGCAAGGTGATACGAAGTTGGTCTGGCAAGAAATCGGGAAAGGTTTTTCCTGGAAGAGTGAAACGTAAAGGGGTTGATAATGCTGAACATCACACCGAATTTTGCACAGGAACGCGCACTCAATATGCTGCGCCGTGACTGGAAGGCATACGAATCTTTCATGATGTATATGCCGACTGGCAGCGGTAAAACCGGGCTGGCTGCTTTTGTCGCTGCTGGTCTGGTAAGCCGTGGTATGCGCGTTCTGTTTGTCGCCCCTTACACCATTTTGATTAACCAGACGGCGCAGCGCTTTGCTCAGTATGGCCTCCCGGAGGATCAGATCAGCTTTATCTGGCGTGACCATCCGAACTATGACCCCAGCCTGCAGATTCAGATCGCCAGCGCCGATACGCTGATCCGCCGCGAATTTCCTCAGGATATCGATCTGCTTATTGTGGATGAAGCCCACCTGCGCAAGCGTCGCATTCTGAAAGAGATTGAACGGATCACCACAGAAACCAAAGCGAAGGTTATCGGCCTGTCCGGAACCCCGTTTTCACCCTTCCTGGGGAATTACTACCAGCGCCTGATCAAGCCGACCACCATCGGCGAGCTTACCCAGCGTGGCGATCTGAGTAATTACGAGTTTTACGCGCCAACTAAGCCGGATCTGAAAGGCGTTAAAACTAAAGCGTCGATGGAGTATGGCTGCGACTACGACGAAGCACAGCTGGCGGAGATTATGTGCGGCTCTGATCTGGTGGGCGATATTGTCGATAACTGGCTGCGTAATGGCCGTGATCTGCCGACGGTGGCGTTCTGCGTCAATAAGGCCCATGCCAATTACGTCACCATGCAGTTCAACAAAGCCGGTGTTAACGCCGAAGTCATGGTGGCTGAAACGCCGCACGAAGAACGCCAGTTGATGATCCACCGTTTCGAGACGGGCGCTACAAAAATCATCGTCAGCGTCGGCGTACTGGTGGCGGGCTTCGACAGTGACGTTCGTTGCATCATTTACGCCCGACCGACAAAAAGCGAAATTCGCTGGCTTCAGGCGCTGGGCCGTGGTCTGCGAACTGCCCCGGGGAAAGATGCCTGCCTTATCTTCGATCACAGCGGTACCGTCCATCGCCTGGGATTTCCTGACGCCATCGAGTACAACGATCTGCCCTCAAAAAACGACGGGATGAAAGAAGCTGCAGCTCGCGTAGCCGAAGAACGGGAGGAAAAACTCCCGAAGGAATGCCCGGAGTGTCATTTCATGAAGCCTGCAGGTGTCTACGTCTGCCCGAAATGCGGATTTAAACCGCTGGTCGGCGAGGATGTGGAAACCGACACGCAACGCAATATCAAAAAGCTCAGCAAGGGCGAAAAGGTTTACACCAAATCGGACAAACAGTCCTGGTGGAGCCAGATCAAATTCTATCAGCGCCAGCGCACTTCGATGGGGAAACCCATCAGTGACGGCTGGTGTGCGCATACATACCGCGAAAAGTTCAATGAATGGCCCAACGGGCTGAGCGATTTTCCGATGGAGATTACCCCGGAGGTAAACAACTACATCAGGCACAAACTCATCAAATTTGCGAAGGGGCGCGAGAAGGCCGACAGCATGGCGGGTGAGCCCGCCGACAGTGCGGCCGCCACAAGCCGGATCATCAGCGCAAAACATAAGGTTGCTAACATTCGTAGTATGCTGGGGAGAAGAACAGCGTGAAGACAGCAGAAGCGGCAAAAGGCCGCTGGACGGAAATTTTTGAACATTACGGCCTGCCGCCGATAACCGGAAAAAATCACTACAAGGGAGAATGTCCGGTGTGTGGCGCACGCAGCAAGTTTCGCATTGACGACCGCGACGGTGCCGGAACGTGGATCTGCGTATGTGGCAGCGGTGACGGCATGAAACTGCTTTCCCTCACGCAGACCGGGAAGACTTTCTCAGCACTCTGCGCGGAGGTGGATCAGCTCATTGGCAATGACTACCGCCGGGAGAAAATCCCGGTCAACAGCTCGGCGGCGAAGCTACGCCAGCGCGCCATCAGTAAATTCGCGAAGCTGCTGCCCTTGCGCGGTACCAACGGTGAAGAGTATCTGCGCCAGCGCGGGATCAACAAATTACCCTCTGAGGCAATCCGGTTCTGCGAAAAACAGCGCCATGCGGGCAGGATTTATCATGCTCTCTACGCTCTTGCCACCGATGACAAAGGTGAGTTGTGCTATCTCCACCGAACCTTACTTGAAGGGAATCGCAAAGCGCCGCTGGGGGAAAGCGCCAAACGTCAAAAATCCCTGCAGGAAGATAACTACCTCGAATACGCCCGCTCGGTAGCCATCCGTATGTTTCCCGTGTCCTCAACGCTGGGGATCGCAGAGGGTATCGAAACGGCGCTCTCCTGCTATCAGATTTATGGCGTGAATACATGGGCGGTAATGAACAGCAATTTCATGAAAAAATTCCGGGTGCCGGCAGGGGTAAAACATCTGATCGTTTTCGCTGATATGGACAAGCATTCAGCCACCGGACAGGCTGCGGCGTTTGAGTGCGCCCACGCCAATCTGCTGGCTAAAAATGATCTGGTGAAAGTCAGCGTTCGCTGGCCGGACAACGGTGATTTTAACGACATGCTCATGAATGGCGATGAGGTTCGAGAGCTGGTCTTCTACAAGAAACAAAAAGAGGCGGCATAATGCGGGACATCCAACAGGTATTAGAGCGCTGGGGCGCATGGGCGGCCAATAATCATGAAGATGTTGCCTGGGCACCGATTGCCGCTGGATTTAAAGGACTTCTTCCGGCCAGGGTAAAATCGCGTCCACAATGTTGTGATGATGATGCGATGGTCATCTGCGGGTGCATCGCCAGGCTGAATAAAAATAACCATGACCTGCATGATTTGCTGGTGGATTATTATGTGATGGGAATGACGTTTATGGCGCTGGCCCGCAAGCATGGTTGCTCCGACGGACATATCGGTAAAAAGCTTCAGAAGGCCGAGGGGGTTGTTGAAGGCATGTTGATGATGCTTGATGTACGGCTTGAGATGGACAGGTATGTATCGCGGGAGCCAGAAGCTAAATTGGTGGCTGGTAAATAAAAGTGTTTACGTACGTAAAAAACGGAATATCCTGTTAAGAGTGGTCACTTCGACACAACGCTTAATAATCGAGCCCTGCCAGAAATGGTGGGGCTTTGTCGTTTCTGGAGCCAGCATGTCTCAACAAATTACTGAGCAATTGGTTTTTCGTCCCGCCAGTGAAAAATTGACGCAGGAACTCGACGGTAAATGGGTTCTTCTGCTTAACCCCTGCGATGGCTGGCATATTGCCCACGTACTGGCGTTCGAAGAAGATGGTGAAGTTTACCACGTCGGTGCATACGAGTTTGCTGGTGGCGAGTTCGAGCCGCATGAGTTCTATGTTGCCTGGGCGTTGCTTCCAGATTCAATAAATCTGTCTGACCATTTTGAAGATCAGCGGTTGCCCCCTGAAATTCGCGAGGCGCGCTGGCGTGAATGGGTAGATAAAATTAAGTAGCTCATGCATGAATACATTCATCATTTGTGCGTCCGGCCCGTCTCTCACTAAATCAGATTGCGAACTGATCTCCGGATCGGGGCTGCCGGTTATTGCTGTTAACTCCACCTGGCGAGCCGTGCCTGATTGTGAATACATTTACGCGGGTGATCTGCGCTGGTGGGATGCAAACATCGATGTTCTGCCGTCCTCCGCCTCTCGCTGGACCTGTAATTACCGGGCTCATAAACGCTATGGGCTAAATCTGTTTGATACAGATACCCGGTGGGCCTTCAACTCCGGGCAGCGCTCGATTCTGTTTGCTGCCAGTCGGGGGGCGAAAAACATCATCCTGTTAGGGTTTGACTGCTCCATTAATGGCGGTAGTCACTGGCATGGTGATCACGTCGGGCTGGATAATCCTACAGCAGAGAGTGTCACGCGATGGCGTGGGGAGTTTGCCAACACCGCCAGAGCGCTGGCCGGTAAGGTGAATATCATCAACAGTAGCCGCCAGACAGCGCTTAAGTGCTTCCGGCGTCTCGGCCTTAATGAGGCTTTACGCGAGGTGGCATGTTAAACGTTCCTCTATTCATTGAAGGCATGCTGGGCATGGGTGACAACATCTACCAGCGCGCTTTCGTTAAGCATTTGCCAGCCGGTACTTATATCCGGACCGCCTGGCCCGAACTGTATGAAGATTTGCCCGTTCTGCCTGTTCGCAGTTTTACAACGCTCCGCACGCAGCGCAAAAACGAGTACCGGACGCAGGCCGCTTTTCACCTGCCGCCAGATATGCGCCAGACAAAACGGATTTTCTACGGTCCGGATCATCTACGGCGTGGTTCAATATTTGACGCGATGCGCCAGCAGTTTGGCACCGAGCCGTCAGAACTTGATTTGCCGTCTTACGGACCCGCTGAATTTACGTCTGAAAAGCCGATCGCGGTAATTCGTCCGGCTACTGTTCGCAGTGAATGGCGCAGCGACTCCCGTAATCCTGATCCGGATTACCTGTTTCAGGCATCACGGCTACTGAGAAAGCATTTCTGCGTAATCAGCGTGGCTGACCTGCAGGAAGGGGAGGAGTGGGCCGTCGGTGAACTTCCCGAAGCAGATCTGCGCATGCACTCCGGCCAGCTCAACTTCAAATCGCTGATGCGCCTGATTGAGAATGCCGCCGTAGTGGTTACGCCGGTGGGCTGGGCGCTTCCTGCTGCTATTGCCTATAAAACACCGGTGTACGTTGTCGCTGGTGGGCGAGGTGGTCACAACGCCCCGGAAATCGTAACCGATCCGGCGATGGACCTTTCTCGTGTTGGCTGGGCAATTCCCGACAATTACTGCCGCTGTGAAGCATGGGATCACCACTGCGACAAGCGGATTTCAAATTTCTCCGATAAATTCGAGGCCTGGCTCCATGAAGTCGTTTTATCAGGAACTGGAAAACGGGCTGGTATTTTTACCGGAGCTGGGGATCGGACGTTACCCGGTTCCAGCATCACGCCCGTATGACGAGCAGTATTTCGCAAAGTATCAGCAGCTGGCCGACACCGAAACGGGCAGAGCTTTAACGCAATCCCGTATTGAGCTGGTGGATCGCCATTTTCACGGCCTTGTTCTCGACGTTGGTATCGGTGCCGGTCAGTTTGTCTCTACCCGACCGGGAACGCTTGGGTATGACGTTAATCCGGCTGGTATCGCCTGGCTAAACGAGCGGGGCGCATTCGCTGATCTCTACGCCAACAAGTGGCGAGCACTGACGATGTGGGATGTACTGGAACACATCGACGAGCCGGAGCTGGCGGTACAGCAGGCTAGTGAATACGTGTTCGTGTCGATCCCGATTTTCACTGATGCCGGAGACATTCTCCGCTCCCATCATTTCAGAAAGAACGAGCACATCTGGTATTTCACTGATGAAGGTATCAGGCGCTGGTTTGCAGAGCAGGGCTTCACCTGCGCAGAGCAAAACACAATCGAATGCCAGTTAGGGCGTAAGGGCGTCGCTTCGTACGCTTTCCGCAGAATTTAACTCCCTTTCACACACAGCACCCCGAACCCGGAGGTGTGGAATGCACAGAACTATGCCTGACAAAATCGCATCGATAGCGGGGTACTGTACATCCGGCGGCCTCATTTGCTGGGGTGGCATAGCTAAATGGATACATGACCTTGACTGGAACCTTGTCGCAGTCGTCGGCGGCTTCGTTATTGGCTTGCTGACTTTCTTCGTTAACTTTTACTTCAAACGCCGCCAGACAAAAGCCTATGAGGCAGCGCTGGCGCGTGGCTATGTAACCCCTCCACCGCAGGACAACTAATCATGGCATCAACCAAAAGCAAGCTCAGCGCTGCCATGCTTGGGCTGCTGGCCGCTGGCGCGTCCGCACCGGTACTTATGAGCCAGTTTCAGGAAGAAAAAGAGGGCACAAGCCTGATAGCTTACCCTGATGCCGGTGGTGTATGGACGATTTGCGGCGGCGTAACTCGCGTCGATGGTAAGCCAGTTGTTAAAGGTATGCAGCTGACTCGCGAGCAATGCGACAAAATCGACAAGGCAGAGCAGGCGAAAGCTTTGGCCTGGGTGGAAAAAAACGTTCGAGTTCCGCTGACCGAGCCACAAAAAGTCGGCATAGCGTCTTTCTGCCCGTGGAACATCGGCCCCGGAAAATGCCTGCCGTCAACGTTCTGGAGAAAGCTCAATGCTGGTGATCGGTCCGGTGCATGCGCAGAGATAAAACGCTGGACCTATGACGGCGGTCGCGATTGTCGTATCCGCTCGAACAATTGTTACGGGCAGGTTCTACGCCGTGACCAGGAGTCCGAACTAGCGTGCTGGGGGCTTGATAAATGACCCTGAAAACCTGGTTGCTTCTGGGCGTTGAGTTGCTGCTGTCAGGAATCATTATTTTTGTGCTGCTGGGGCAGGTTAGCGAACAACGTGGCAGGGCAGAAAAAGCAGAGCAAGAGGTCGATGGCCAGCGGCAGGTGATAGCCACTCAAGCTTTTAACATTAATCGTTTCAATCAGATTGCCGACTACACCAACCGGAACAATTCACTGATTGATGCCAGCTCCGATAACACGGTTATCGAATACCGGGAGATCCTCCGCCGTGAAAAAACCTGTGATCTGCCTGTTCCTGCTGATGTCGCTGGTGGGCTGCTCGAATACACGCACCGTCTACGTGCCAGCGCAATGCACACCGATTCCGGGAACGCTGACGCAGCCAGTGATGGCGCCACTTCCACCAGCTCGCTGACTTATTGCCAGGCTGTTCTCTGGATCAAGCCGCTGCTGGCCGCTGTCGAAAAAGCGAATAACCAGCTGGCTGGGATACGTGAAATAGAGAAAACCAGAGCCTCGCAATAGCGGGGCTTTTTATTGCGCTTCGCATGCGCATTTCGAAGAGAGACTTTCAGTCGTGAGCCTGGGCAAGTCGTTCGCTCTTGGCGGCTTTGCCATGCGACAGGCTCACATCTAAAAGGTTAATTCCATGAAGAATATTAAATACTGGCACGTGAAGCTGTTTCAAAATCAGGGAAATACCAGCCTTGTTTCCAGCATCAGTGGGCCCGAAAGGTTGCTGCATGAAGGCTACTCAAAGGATGAGGTTTCGCTTCCTCCTCGTGATGGCCGGATCAAATTGCTGACTGAACCATGCGGTGTTGAAGTGAAAACTGTTCGCGCCGATTTCGTAGACAGCATTGTGTGCACGCCGGTTTATGATGATGAAGAAGCGAAAGCTGATTCTGACGCACTCGAAAATATTAAGAGTGCACTCTCAAAAAATACTCATTTGCTGAAGAGCGAATTCTTCACAATTGAGTGCGCTCTCACGACCCCGGAAGAGCTGGATAATATCTTTTCTCAGCTTTGCGAAGAGTTTGCAGGTACGCCCTTGTCATGCCTAACTTTCCCGGCATTTTTCAATGAACTTGTAGAGCGAACTAAAGGGCTTAACTGCATGAAAATGAATGTGAATTCTGAATGCATGTTTAGCCAGAATGCACTGCGCGGGAAAAGCATTAGGCCAAAACACTAACACTCCCGGCATTACAGGAGCCCTTCACTGAGGGGCTTCGATAATGTTTTTTGAGTGAGGATTGTTCAGCATGGCTTCGATAAAAGAATCCACTGATGCCAATGGACAATCAAAATATTACGTCCACTGGAAGGATGAAAAATCCGGTCATGGACGCCGCCGCATTTTTAAGAATATTGATGATGCCGCACATCTTTTCTGGCAAAAACAGAATATCGAGCTGGATTGTCGAACCGCCAGCTGGACCGGAATAGACCATTCCTGGACCTTCCGAAAGTTAATTCTGTTTTATCTGGGGTATCAGGCCGGCAAGTTGGAAAAAAATATCATACGGCTGTCGTCATATACGAAATGCCGTCACGATCTTCTCGCTGTAGACGGGCCGATACTGGAAAAAAATATTCTCCATATCAGCCATCGCGATATCGTTGATTCGGTTCGCACCGGCTGCCATCGGTGGATTCGTTCGGCTTTCTTCCTGCTGGTGGAAAAGCGGCTCATCACTTTTAACCCTGTTGACCGTCCCGCGCGCCGGAAGCGTCGACCCATCACCATACCGCCATCATCATCGGTCAGGGAGCTACTGAATAACGCGCCAGTTCGTGAGCGTGTTGCGTGCTGGCTCGGGATTTGTGGCCTGCGCATCGGTGAGGCTCTGGCGGTTACTTATAACGACGTGTCAGCCGACTGGATCGACATCCGGGGGCACGTTGTTGACGGCGTTATACACGAGGGGCTGAAAAGAGGCGTGGAGCGCCGGGTACGGATGCCGCGTGAGCTTTTCGCGTTGCTGGATAAAAGTAAACTCGGTACCTCTGAGCCTCTTATCTGCAATCAGTTTACCGGCGCATGCCTCGCTACCAGCTACGGTACTCAGGGCGTTCTCGTCAGAACCCTGAACGACTATGGCATTAAACGATTCCATCATCTTCGCCACTTTGCTGTATCTCGCCTGGCAAACAAAGGCGTCGATATTCTGAAGGTTTCCCGACTTATTGGGCATTCGAACATCAAAACCACGATGGACGTTTACGGTCACCTTTTCGGTGAAGCGGTGGAGATGGATTTGGACTGAGTTATCCACATAGTGGAAATATTAGGGCGATCCACTATCTCCCCATTCTGCGCGGCCTCCGGGCATCAAATCGCAGTTTTCCCGAAAAAAAGGATATGCCGCATTTTTACCCCCTCTGATATGCCGCACTTGGCACCAGAGAGGACGCGGCCTGCACGCCAGAATTTACCGCGTGATACGCCGCACCCGGATCGGAGAAATTGTATTTTGAACAAAAAATAATCACATTGACTTAGGCGGAAGTATGGCTCCTAAAAAAAGCTTCAGAAAAGCCTACGTCGGTATCGTTATGGACATGGCATTAGCCCGTAGCAAAATCAGCAATCGGATGGTTGCTCAGCGCTTAGGTGTGGACGAGACGACGATCCGTCGCTGGCGTAAAGAGAATATCGAGTTTGAGCGCGCTTTCACTGAGGCTCGCGAAGCTCTCAGAGAGAAAATAAACCGCGTCGCTGGTAAGAGCCTGGACGTTCGTAAACGGAAGGTTGTCACCACATCGCCGGATGGTGTGAAAACCACGATTGAAGATGTGCTGCCTACGCACAACGATATTGCTGTTTTCTCAAAGGTGCTCGGTCTTGGTACCAGCGTCTATAGCGAGGAAGAACGTCAGCGTGATGTGCTTCGCGAGGTGATGAAACACAAGGTGGCCGGGAAATACTCCGCGCTGGAGGCGGCGCAGCTGCTTGAGGCTGAGGGGGTAAAAGTTCCGGCAACCCTGCTTATGGAGCTGGGAGCACCGAAAATTTTCGAACCGTTCAACAATATGGACGAGGCAGCCAAAGCCGACGCGGCGAACCTGACCCCGCAGGAAGCAGCCGATATCTACAAAAAATACCTGGGCTGAAAATTGCAAAAACAGGCGTTTCGAACCGTAAAAACGCTATGCACTTTTTGACCCGTTTTATGCACGTTTTATTCATCCCGATTTGACCACTTTTCTGTTCAAAATAGAGGCTTCACGCCGTTTGCGTGATGGGTGCTGTTGCGCCAGTGCGGGTAACGACCATTATGTTAAATCGGGGCGTTTTTGAGGAATTTTTCTGTGCCGATCCCGTTCCCCTTTGACTTCCGCAAACCGGACTATACCGCCGTGTTTGAGTGGAGAATGGAGAGGCTGGAGCGGATCAGGAAAGCGCCTGAAATGCTTCCGGCACTCCGTGAATTTTACCGCACTAACCCGGCCCAGTTCATCATCGACTGGGGCATGACGACAGACCCGCGTAACCTCGATTATGGTCTGCCTGCGACTATCCCGTTTTTGCTGTTCCCCCGCCAGGAGGAATGGATTAACTGGATCATGGACAGGCGCGCCAGTCTTGAGCATGGACTGACAGAAAAAAGCCGCGAAATGGGGCTGAGCTGGACCTCTATCGGTCTGGCCTGTTCGCTTTGCCTGTTCAACAAAGAAATGGTGATCGGGTTCGGTTCCCGTAAAGAGGAATATGTCGACAGTACCGGCGACCCGAAAGCACTGTTCTGGAAAGCGCGTAAGTTTGTCGAGCTGCTGCCGGTAGAGTTTCGCGGTTCATGGAGTGACAAAAAGCATGCTCCTTACATGCGCGTTGAGTTCCCGGAAACGGGCGCGGTCATTAAGGGAGAGGCTGGCGATAACATTGGGCGTGGTGACCGTACCACGCTTTATTTCGTGGATGAGTCGGCATTCCTCAAACGGCCATTACTCATCGATGCTGCGCTCTCTCAGACGACCCGCTGCCGTATAGACCTCTCATCCGTCAACGGCATGAATAACCCGTTTGCCCGTAAGCGCCACAGCGGAAATATCCCGGTGTTTACGTTCCACTGGCGCAGCGACCCGCGCAAGGATGATGAGTGGTACCGCAACGAATGTCTGAAAATTGATGATCCGATTATCGTTGCTCAGGAACTGGACCTGAACTACAGCGCATCTACAGAGGGGATTCTTATTCCTTCTGAATGGGTACAGGCTGCCGTCGACGCACATATCAAACTGGGTATTCAGCCCAGCGGCCAGCGCCTCGGCGCAATGGATATTGCAGACGAAGGGAAAGACAAAAACGGCTTTTCTTGCCGCTATGGCTTCCTTCTGCAGAACGTTCACGAATGGTCTGGCATTGGCAGTGACATCTACGCCTCTGTCGTTAAATCGTTTGGGTATTGTGACGATTACGGTCTGGATGAGTTCCGTTTCGATGAGGACGGTCTGGGCGCCGGTGCGCGTGGCGATGCTCGCGTGATAAACGAGCTCAGGCAGGCTGAAGGCCGGGGAACAATCACAGCTACGCCTTTCCGTGGTAGCGGTAGCGTATTCGATCCGGAAGATGAAGCCGTTCCTGGTGATAACGGTAAAGCGGCGCGCCTGAATAAAGACTTCTTCGCGAACGCGAAAGCACAGAGCTGGTGGCATCTTCGCAAGCTGTTTCGGAACACCTTCCGCGCGCTGAACGGGATGGACTACAACCCCGACGAAATCATTTCTATAAGCAGCGAGATAGAAAATATTGACCGCCTGCTGATGGAGCTGTCACAGCCTACGTGGTCGAAAAATGCCGTCGGTAAAATCCTCGTGGATAAACAGCCGGAAGGTACAAAATCGCCGAACCTCGCCGACGCCGTGATGATTAACTACGCGCCGATGGATTCCTCTCTTGATAATTGGGCCAAACTGGCCGGAGCGTGACATGTCCCGTAAGAAACGCCAGAACGGCGCACAAAAGCCCGTTGCGACAGCTGACGGGTACAACAATTTCACGGCCAAACTTGGCAGCGACACCAGAAACATACAGACGGGCGGAATGTACATGCCCGGGTACATCAGCCGTAACAGGGTGATGCTGGAATTTGCGTATCGTTCATCGTTCCTCGTGGGCGCCGGTGTGGATGCGATGGCCGATGATATGACCCGCAAGGGGATTAACATCAGCTCAAAGCTGAAACCCGGACAAAAGGGCAAGCTCGAAACCTTCTGGGATGAGCTCGCTATATGGGATGGGCTTAACGATAACCTCAAATGGTCACGATTGTACGGTGGCGCGGTGCTGGTGGTCCTGCTTGAAGGGCAGGATATGTCCTCACCGCTTAAACTGGATCGCATCAAAGAGGGGCAGTTTAAGGGCGTTATGAGCCTTGACCGCTGGATGGTTAACCCGAGCTATTACGACCTTGTTACTGAATACGGTCCCGATTTTGGGAAACCGAAATATTACAAGGTAATCACGAACCAGCAGGGGATTCCCCCCTGGAAGATCCACCATAGCCGCGTTATCCGCATGGAGGGCGATACGCTTCCTTTCCAGCAGGCCCAGACGGAAAACGGCTGGGGGATGTCTGTCGTGGAGCGTATTTTCGAGCGTATCGAGGCGTTTGATACTGCGACGGTCGGCACCACACAACTGATCCACAAAGCGCACCTGCGAACCTACAGCATTGAAGATCTGCGCAAGATTCTTGCTACCGGAGGCGACCTTGAAAAGGCGCTGATGAAGCACCTGGACATGATACGTCAGTTCCAGACCATCGAAGGCATGACCATCATGGATGGTAAGGATAAGTTCGAAACCCACAGCTATACGTTTGCGGGTATCGCTGATGTCCTTCTGCGCTTTGCTGAGCAGGTTTCCGGCGCGACGGGAATTCCTCTCGTCCGTCTGTTCGGGCAGTCCCCTGCAGGTTTCAACACCGGCGACGGCGATCTGGAAAACTATTACAGCCGGGTTAACTCGCTGCAGGAGAGACGCTTACGCCGACATATCCGCTGGCTGCTCGATATCTCCTGGCGCTCTCTGTTCGGTGAACCACTGCCTGACGATTTTACATTCGAGTTTAACAAGCTCTGGGAGATGTCAGACGTGGATCGTGCAGCGATGGCGAACAATGTGGTTACCGCACTCGGTACCGCCGTTCGTGAGCTCGGGATGACGCCTGCAGCAGCGCTTAACGACCTCAGGAACATTTCTGATGTGATTGGCATCGGTGGTTCTATCACTGACGAGGACATAGAAGATGCGAAGGCCCAGTGGGAGGAGGATGAACCTGAAACCATCCCTCCGCCGCCGTTCGGAGATCCAGTATCGAAAAAGCCTGTTGGCGATAGCAAACCAGATAGGGCAGATCGTCGATGGTACCTACGATGGTTCACAGGCCAGCGCTGACAGCATTTCGAAAACGCTGGTGGACTATTCCGAGGTAATCAGCGACTGGGCAGAGCAGGTCGGGCGAAGGATGTTTGCCCAGGTCGAGCAGGAGGAATGGAATCAGTGGAAATCGGTATCAGAGGAAATCGGCGCTGGCCTGCGCGATGTGGTGGGTAATACCCCCGTCGGGCAGGTGGCGCAGGATATCGTGTACCGCCAGATTCAGCTGATGAAGTCCCTGCCGCTGGAAGCAGCCGATCGCGTGATGGACATACAACAGCGCGCAATGCAGGCGGTTATCACTGGTGAACGTCCGGACGAGCTCTACGAGATGGTCATGGCCTCCGGTGACGTGGCCGCCAGCAGGGCGCAGCTGATTGCCCGTACAGAGATTGGACGAGCTACCGGCGCGCTGACGCAAGCCAGAGCCCTTTCGGTTGGATCAGAGGGCTACTGGTGGCGTATCGAGGGAGCCGGAACGCGCGATTCTCACCGAAAGATGAAAGATAAGTTTGTGCGCTGGGATAACCCGCCGACGCTGGACGGTATGACCGGACACGCCGGATGTTTGCCGAACTGCAAATGCTGGCCTGAAGTACAGATTCCTGCACCGAGAAAATGAAAAATACGGCTTTGAGCATTCATTTCATGCGAACTGCAATACCCGCAAAATGTTATGAAAATGTTGTATTTGAAAAGACCGATTTTCAGCCCAGTTAATCGTTACTTTTACGGCTTTAAGGGGACATTTTAATCGAGTCCATTTTCGTCGGTGCGGGTAAGAACCCTTATGTTAAATAGCCCGTTATTTCGAACATTTTTCCCATCTCACAAGGTCGCCTCTGGGCGGCCTTTTTGTTGCCCGTAATCGAGCAGGTAACCCATGAAATATTTCTTCACTACACGCCTGGGCGAAACGCGCTATCTACAGGCGGACGGCTCGCTGCTGTGTAAAGACGTGCCGATCGCACGTACAGGTACGCAGGTCTATTTACCTGAGGAAATCGACCTCGAACCGGACGGCACCGGCACGGTGACAGTCTGGCGAACAGAAGACGAAGTGTTTTCCCCGGAGACGATGGCGAGCTTTGAGGGCGTAGCCGTCACGCTGGGGCATCCAGAGGACAGTCTGGGCAACATCGTTTTCGTGAACCCTTCTAACTTCGCAGAGCTGGCACACGGACACATTCAGAACGTCCGGCGCGGCACCGGCGATAAATCGGATCTGCTCATTGCTGACGTGCTGATTAAACGGCAGGAAGCAATCGACGCGGTGAATTCTGGCCTGACCGATGTCAGCTGTGGCTATGACGCGCAGTACAAGCAGCTGGCACCCGGTAAGGGCAAGCAATACCAAATCACAGGTAACCACCTCGCTGTCGGCATCGACCGGGGGCGTGCTGGTGGCCGCTGTGCAATCGGGGATTCCATCCCATCAACAACAAAGGAGAAGCCTGTAATGTCATGGCTTAAAAAACTGGCTCAGGCCATTAAGACGAAAGATGAGGATGCACTGGCAAAACTCATCGACGAAGCGCCGGATATGCCGTCTGATGGCATGCCTTCAATCCCCGGTTCCTCTATCACCATCAACATTCCTTCACAGGCAACAGCCTTACCAGAAGGCAATCGCACCACTACGGACGAAGCTGATCCGAACAAAGACAAAACCGGCACGGTCGATGAAGAAATTCCAGACTGGGCGAAAGCGTTGCTGGTTCGTCTGGAAAAGCTGGAGGGTAAAACCACCGACGGCGATCCGGACCCGGGCAACATGACCACCGACGAAGACGAAGAAGAAAACCGCAAAGTGACGGGTGATGCAGCCTTTAAGCGCAACCTGATCGCCGATGCGGAAATTATCTGCCCTGGCTTCCAGCCTGCTGGCGATAAGAGCCTGAAGCGTCAGGTGCTGAGTCATGCAATGCGCACCGGTGACAGCCTGAAATCATTCGGGGTGGATGATTTCTACAAAGCGCCTAAGGCTACGGTCGACGCGGTGTTTACTGCCGCTGTGGCGCTGCATAAGGCGAAAAATCAGCTGACCCCTCTGAATAACATTACCCGCACTACGGACAGCGGAATCAGCACTAAACACCTTTCTCCGGCAGAACTGAACAAGGTCAACGCCGAATTCTGGGCAAAAAACAAATAAGGTAAATCATCATGGCAGGTACTGCATATTTAACGCGCATGCCCCTGGGCATTGCCGGGGGCGTTACCCGTCCTCGTGATCTCACCATCGAGCCGGTTAGCCTGGACCACACGAAGCAGTTCGCGTCCTACGGGCTGCCAGGTAAATACGTGAACGATAAATTCGTTCCGCTGGAATCTGGCGACACCATCAGCAAAGTGAAAGGGATTCTGGTTCGACCGTTCCCGATCACCTCTGCTCTGGACCTTGCTTACATCGGTGTGACGGCTAATCAGGTTGGTGACAACCTGAAACGCGGTTACATCTGCGTAACTGCTACCGCAGGCAACGCGGCGACCGCGAAAAAAGGCGATCCGGTTTACGTTCGCGTGGCTGGTGGCACCACTCAAAGCCCGGTTGGCTCCTTTGTGCTGTCTCCGGACTCTACCGCATCAAATACACCTCAGCTGCCAAATGCAGAGGTCATGGGGCCGGGTGAAGCCGACGGCCGTATTGAAATCGCTTATAACATCTGAGGGAATAATTAATGTTTACAATTGACAGAGCGACCATCGACTCCACCGGCGCGTTTCTCGTCGGCGAACTGGAGCGCATGGATCAGACGCTGAACATGCCTTTAGTGTCCTACAAATGGTCACGTGACATGCCGCTGCGCAGTGACATTTCTATCGCTGATGAAGTGTCATCCTTCACTAATACCGATTTCGTCGGCGTTGGTGGTCCAAACCCTAACGGTAAAAACTGGATCGGTAAAAAAGCCACTGCCATTCCTGGTATCGAGCTCGATATTCAGCCTACCCGTAACAACCTCACCTTGTGGGGGCAGGAAATCAGCTGGACGGTGCCGGAACTGGCTTCTGCCCAGAAACTGGGCCGTCCTGTTGATGTCCAGAAATACGAAGGCATGAAGCTGAAGTGGAACATGGACACCGACGAACAGGTTTATATCGGTGATAACGAGCTCGGCGTTGCTGGCCTGCTGAACCTGCCGGATGTTACTCCTGTTGCTGCAGCCGCAGCGTGGACCGCAACCACTGATCCGGATGTGATTGTTCAGGATATCAACCTGGTGCTGTCTGATGGCTGGGTTCGTTCTGGTTATGCGGTCTGCCCGGCAAAGATCGGTCTGGCTCCGGAGCTGTTCGGCCTGCTGGCGAGCAAAAAGGTTTCCTCTGCAGGGAATATCTCCGTGCTGGAATACGTAAAGATTAACACCATCGCGTTTCAGGAAAACGGCACACCACTGGAGATCGTCTCCATGAAGTGGGCCTCCAAGCGTGGCGCTGGTGGCGCGCATCGTATCGTTGCGTATACCCAGGACGAAAAATACGTTCGCTTCCCAATGGTTCCTCTGCTGAACACGCCGCTGGAGTATCGCGGACTGCAGCAGTTGACCACTTACTACGGCAAGCTGGGCCAGGTGGAAACCCCGTATTCCAATACGATCTCTTACCTGGACGTTCCGGCGTCTTAACCTGAAACGGGCGGGGAAACCCGCCTTTTTTTATGGAGCAAAAACATGAAATACGTTGTTTCCGGTGGCGCGACTCTCAGCTTTGCCGACGGTTCTAAATTTGAGCTGTCTCAGGGCATCCACGACAGTTCCTCTTTCCCGAAAGAAGTTAAGGACCACTGGGCCTTTAAAGCCTATGCGCGCCCGATTGACGAAGCCGACCTGGCGAACGAGCAGAGCAATGAAGACCTTTCTGCGAGCCTTGTTCTCCTGGCAGAAGAAAATAACACCCTGAAAGCGCAGCTGGCTGAGCATGAAAAAACCATCACCGCGCTGGGGAATGAAAACACAGACCTGAAAGCGCAGCTGGCAGCCGCTCAGGCACCAGCAGGCGGTAAACCTGCCGACAGCACGGACAAAACCGATAACACCGGCGGGGACGCGAAAAATGCCAAAAAACAGCAGGCTTCCGACTAACGAGCAGTTCCGCACCGACTTTCCCGAGTTCGCCGATAAAACTCGCTACCCTGACCCCTCAGTGAATTTCTATCTGGGGCAGGCCGATTCGCTTCTGAATCAGGACATACAGGGCGATCAGTTCGTCTACCTGGCCGAACTATTCACGGCTCACTATACGGAGCTGCGCGGCCGCACGCTGGCCGCTGCTGCCGCTGGTGGTGTGAACAGCAACGGCGCAGCAGGTGTCGTGTCCTCTAAATCAGTGGATAAGGTTTCAGTGAGCTATGACGTGTCCGGGGTAATCAATCCGGATGCCGGTTTCTGGAACAGCACCGCCTACGGGCGCGAGTTCTACTGGTGGTGGTCGATGTTCGGCGCTGGTGGCAGGCAGCTGCTATGAAAAGCGGGTTAACGGTTCGTGCTGATAACGCCGTGGCTGTTCTGGAATCCCTCCGGCAGCTATCCGGAATGGATGTGCTGGTGGGAATACCTGAGGACAAGGCAGGGCGTGAGGATGGCTCTCCGATTAATAACGCGGAACTGGGCTATCTCCACTCGACGGGTGCAACGGTGGAAATCGACGGTACAACGGTCACGCTTCCCCCGCGTCCTTTTCTGGATATGGGGATCGAGGATTCAAAACCCCGAACCACTGCGCACCTGAAGGCAGCGGCAACCGCCGCGCTGGAGGGGCAGACTGAAGCAGCAGTGCGTGAGCTGGAGAGCGCCGGACAGATTGCCCGTGACGCTGCAAAAGCCGTTATCGGTGCTGGCGACCGGTTGCACCCGCTTTCTGAGAAAACCCTAGAACGCAGAAGGGCCGAAGGCATTCCCGGTGACAAGCCGCTGTATGCCCACGGATACCTGCTGCGCTCAATTAACTACGTCGTGAGGAAAAAATAATGCCTCTTCTCGATGTGAGCGATGTTCTTCTCGATCCCGACTTCATGGACACCAGCCTGGTGTGTCACCGGCAGGTTCAGACGATGGATGAGGACAATTTCACGAAAAACACAGCTCAGGATATCCCGTTCTCTGGCGTGGTGACGGTTGACCGTTCTCTGGAAGCCAGGCGAATGGCGGCAGGCCAGAACATTAACGGCGCGATCCTCATCGTGACGCAGTTCAGATTAACCCAGGGCCAGCCCGGTACAGACAGCGCCCCGCGACTTGATGCCGATATCGTGAGCTATAACGGGCGTGCTTACCGGGTGACATTTGTCGATCCGTACACCAGTTACGGCGCCGGATTCGTCCAGGCGCATTGTGAGCTGGTGGACTTTAACGGAGGGACGCCAGTTGAGTAACAACAGCACCACGCGCGGTTACCTGACGCCTGTCGGGGATAACCCCCAGTATGACGAGGCGCTGGAGCGTGAAATCAGCCGGTGGATTCGTGGCGTTTCTGGCTTGCCGGCCGCGCTTGTTTTCCCCCGATGGACTGACCCGCAGCCGCAGATCCCAAACAACGGGGTGACGTGGTGCGCCTTCGGTATCACTACCGTTCCCCAGCCGTTAAGCCAGTCCGATGTTCAGGTTTCGGAAGAACAGTCCGAGCAATGGACATGGGAACAGGTAACGGTGATCTGCTGCTTCTATGGCCCTCAGGGGGCCAACACTGCATCAACTTTCCGCGCGGGAATATTCGTCGAGCAAAACAACGCCGAACTGAATCGCTCGGGGCTTTCGCTGGTGGAGGCCGGGACTATCTACAACCTGCCAGAGCTCATTAATAACCAGTGGGTGAGGCGCTACGACCTCACCATCACGTTGTCCCGCAAAAACATTCGTACCTACAACGTCCGGACGCTACAAGATGCGCCCGTCTCATTTTTCGGAGACTAAATTATGCCGCAGGGATTACCTGTATCTAACGTCGTTAATGTCGACGTGATCATTGGGCCGCGTGCGGCTACTGGTCGAAACTTTGGTTCGCTGCTCATTCTTGGGAGCTCTACGGTTATCCCGGTTTCTGAGCGCATTCGCCTCTACTCATCCCCGGAAGATATCGGCACAGATTTCGGCGTGGATAGCCCGGAATATGAAGCCGCTACGGTGTATTTCTCGCAATCACCGAAACCTCAGCAGGTGTATGTCGGTCGCTGGGCTAAAACGCTGGTATCGGCTGAAAGCGGTTCGACGGAAACGCTGCTGCAGGCCGTGAACGCTGTACTGAATTACACGAGCTGGTACGGTTTGGGCGTAGCCGATGATGAAGAGATCGACGATGCCGACTGGCTGAGTGTGGCCGCCGCGATTGAAGCTTCCAGCCTCAGTCGAATTCTGGCAATTACCACTCAAGACCCGGAAGCGATTAACACGACATCCACAACCGATCTCGCCTATAAGCTGAAGGCGGCAAAATACGGTCGCACGTTTGTGCAGTATTCCACCAGCAGCAAGTACGCCGCGCTTTCTGCGTTTGGCCGGGCGTTTACGGTGAATTTCAACGGCAGTAACACGACCATTACCCTGAAATTTAAGCAGGAGCCGGGTATCACCTACGAGACACTGGATCTCAGCCAGGCTAAGGCGCTGGATACCAAAAACTGTAACGTCTATGTGTACTACGAAAACGATACGGCCATCCTGCAGCAGGGCGTCATGTCCAGCGGCGATTTCTTCGATGAGCGCCACGGGCTCGACTGGCTGCAGAACTACGTTCAAACCAACCTGTATAACCTGCTCTACACCAGCACAACCAAAGTCCCACAGACTGATGCGGGTGTTACGCGCCTCCTTTCTAACGTTGAGAAATCAATGGATCAGTCTGTCACGAACGGGCTGGTGGCTGCTGGCGTATGGAACGGAGGCCCGATTGGACAGCTGGATTCCGGCGACACGCTGACAAAAGGCTATTACGTCTACGCGCAGCCGATTTCCGAGCAGGCACAGGCAGACCGTGAAGCACGTAAGGCACCGGTTATTCAGGTGGCCTGTAAGCTGGCGGGTGCGGTTCATTTCGCTGATGTGCAGATCAACGTCGTTCGCTAAGGAGAAAATGAATGGCTACTTATTCTTTTATGGACGTTACGGCGTCCCTCTCCGGCCCGACCGGCGAGATTGATCTGGGCTACGGTTCCGCCAGTTCAGAGGAGGGGATCACCGTTGCAATGGGCGGCCCCAAAAATACCATGACCATCGGCGCTGACGGCGAAGTGATGCACAGCCTGCACGCGGATAAAAGCGGCACGGTAACCGTCAACCTGCTGAAGACCTCGCCGACAAACAAAAAGCTGTCGCTGGCGTACAACGCGCAGAGTCAGTCCTCAGGTACCTGGGGAAATAACGTCATTGTGATCCGCAACAAGGTGAGCGGAGACATCATCACGGCGCGCAGCGTGGCGTTCCAGAAACAGCCGGATAACGCCAACGCTAAAGCCGGTAATACGATGCCCTGGGTGTTTGACTGCGGCAAAATCGACCAGGTTCTCGGAGAGTTTTAACATATGGAATGCTCAATCAAAGGCCACGATTACCGCGTGGCAAAACTCAGCGTTTTTGACCAGCTGAAAGTGACCCGCAAACTGCTGCCGGTGCTGGCGGGCATGATGTCAGATTTCGGGAGCATTCGCTCCCACCTGCCTGCTGATGGCAAAATCGACACCGTGAAATTCGATCAGCTGAAACCGGTGTTTGAAACCCTGCTCCCGCGTATCGCTGAGGAACTGTCTTCCCTGACCGAAGAAGACACCAACGCGATTATTCATCCGTGCCTGGCCGTGGTATCACGCAAGCACATGGACGGATGGACGCCGGTATTCAACAGCGGTCAGCTGATGTTCGATGATATCGACCTGCTGACCATGCTGCAGCTGGTGGCGCGGGTGGTCGCCGATTCACTGGGAAATTTTTTGCCCGTGAGCCCTACCAGCGCGACGCCGGGCCAGCCTCAGGGTTAACCCTCAACAGCCTGCCTGACGGGCTGTCTTATCTCCTTGACCCGGTTGAAGCCGGGTTAATCCCTTATTACGCGCTGAAGGATGGATCAGTTGATCTGTGCGATATCGCGCTGATGAATGACCACCTGGCCGTTAAGGCAGACAACCAGCGCCGTATTGAGAAATGGAGAGAGGATAATGAACGCTGAGACTATTAAAGATTTCCTCGTCTCGCTCGGTTTTGATATCGATGAAGCAGGCGCGTCAAAGTTCGACTCTGTTCTCGCCGATACGACCGCAAACGCCATCAAAATGGGGCTGGCCGTCGAAGGTGCTGCGCTTACCGTGGTGGCCTTCACGGCTAAGATCGCCTCGGGGCTGGATAATCTCTACTGGGCGTCACAGCGCACCGGCGCGACGGTTCAGGGGATTCAGTCTATTGGCTATGCGGTTTCGCAGGTGGGCGGCAGCGTTGACGCGGCGCGAACCTCTCTGGAAAGCCTATCCCGGTTTGTTCGTAACAATCCCGGCGCGGAAGGCTTCCTGAATCGCCTGGGCGTACAGACCCGTGACGCCAGCGGCAACATGCGCGACATGGCCGCTATCTTTACGGGTGTCGGCCAGAAGCTCAGCAGCATGCCGTATTACCGGGCTAACCAGTATGCGCAGATGCTGGGCATTGACGAAAATACCCTGATGGCAATGCGCCGGGGTGTGGGCGGTTTCTCCGGGCAGTACAGCGCAATGGCGAAAGCTATCGGCTTCAATGCTGACGAGGCGGCCAGAAGCTCCAACAAATTCATGACCTCCCTGCGCGAGTTCGGCGCGATGGCAGGCATGGCCCGTGACAAAATCGGCTCTAATCTTGCTGGTGGCCTTGCGGGTTCGCTGGACACGCTGCGCCGCCACATTCTGGATAACTTCCCGCGCATCGAGCAGACCCTGACGAAAGCCATAAAAGGCATTCTGGCGCTCGGGGACATTATAGGGCGGCTGTTCTTCAGGCTTATTGAGGGGACATCCAGCCTTATCACCTGGTGGCAATCGCTGGATAAGCAAACACGGGAGCTGATCTCGTTGTTCGGCGCGCTGACGATTGCGCTGCGCATTCTGAACAGTACGTTCTGGATGTCGCCGATTGGCCTCATTACCGCGCTGGCGGCGGGGATTGCCCTTCTGTGGGAGGACTATCAGACCTGGAAGGAAGGCGGGGACAGCCTGATTGACTGGGGCAAGTGGAAGCCGGAAGTCGACGCCGCGCTGAAGATGGTTCGTGACCTTAAAACGACCGTTAACGAACTGGCGAAAGCGCTGGCGAAACTGCTCAACATTGACCCCAAATCATGGTCCCTGAAGTGGGATTTCAGCAACTTCATCGATCAGATGGCTGAGTTCAGCAAAATGCTGAACATGATCGCCGACCTGCTCAACGCCATTAAAGATGGCCGCTGGGCTGATGCTGCCAGCATCGGCAAACAGATGCTCAATCAGGGCAGCGAAAATCCGTCAGCGACGCCGATGGTAACAGACAGCGCCAACGGTACCGCCGACTGGATTAAAGAGCACTGGGGATTCGATCCTCGCAGCGTGGGCCGAACGGTGCGCGGCTGGTTTGGTGATGATGAGCCAGATCAGATTGGACAGGCTGCAAAGCGAGGCGAGCGCAATAATAACCCCGGAAACCTTAATTTTGCAGGTCAGGCGGGGGCTGAACTTGAGCGCCCCGGTGGCAGGTTTGCCCGATTTGAAACCGCCTTTGATGGTTTGCGCGCTCTTTCGCGCCAGCTCGTGCTGTATGCCGGGAGAGGGATAAACAGCGTGGAGAAAATTATCTCCACCTGGGCGCCCGCTTCCGACAATAACAACACAGCAGCCTATATACAGGCGGTTTCCCAACGTCTGGGAGTAAACCCGCAGGCCGCTTTAAATATTAACGACCCACAAACGATGTCGGCATTAATGAGTAGCATTATTCACCATGAGAATGGGCGAAACATATATTCGAAGGAGTTAATCGGGAAGGCTGCCGTCGCGGGAATCGGCGGGGCGAACGTGAACCAGCAAAACACCTACCACATTTACGGTGGTGGTGATCCGCGTTCTGTCGGTACCGAGGTCGAGCGTCGGCAGCAGTCGGCAAACGCCCAGGTCATGCGCGGTAATCAAACGAAGGTGGGCTAATGGATATTCTCTCTACGCTCTTTCAGCAGCAGAGCCGGAAAATAGGGATGATTGTCCCCAGTGTGGTTGTTTCTGAGAAGCATACCGACACGCTGGAGATAACAGAGCACCCTGTCGAGGTCGGGGCCGCCATCGCCGACCATGCCTACAAAAAACCGTCTGAAGTTGTGATGGAGGTCGGTTTCGCTGGTGGCGGATCGTTGCTGGATTTTGCCAGTAACCTGACGGCTACCAGCCTGCTCGGTCTGAGCCCCCAGCAGACGTATCAGGAGATACTCGACCTGCAGGCGAGCCGTATTCCTTTCGATGTGGTGACCGGCAAACGGCTGTACAGCAACATGCTGATCCGCGCGCTGGAAGTGACGACAGACAAGACAACCGAAAACGTCCTGTCTGCCGTCCTCACCCTGAGGGAGGTTCTTATCTCGCAGACGCAGCAGATCACCGTTGCGGATAAAACCAACATGAAGGACGGGGCCAGCACGTCGGCGGTACTGAACACCGGCAACAAAACCACAAAGCCGCCAAATACCTCACTGTTGAAAAGCATTACGGGTAACGGGGCATCATTACTGGGGCTCGGCTAATGGCAATTCAGGAAATCCCGCTAACAGCGGATAACCAGCAATTCAGCATCATCCTGGCGGGGACCACCTGGCGGATTAGCATCATATGGCGCGATCTGTACTGGATTATGGACCTGCAGAACGACAGAGGGGAGCCGGTAATCTCCGGTATTCCTCTCGTCACGGGCGCTGACCTGCTGGCGCAGTACGCCTATATGGGGCTCGGCTTTAAGCTGGTGGTGGTCTGTGACGACAGTACACAGGATTATCCGACGAAAACCGACCTGGGCGGCCGCAGTCATTTACTGGTATCAACGGAGTAAGCATGTCACAGAACTGGATGAGACATTTCGAGCTGCAGCTCGTGGACGAGAACGGGCAGGGTATTGAGCTCAGCGATTTTAAAGTGACCTTTACGATCGACTGGTTCAACATCAGCAGCGCGTCGCGGGTGGGTACGTTCAAAATCTACAACCTGTCAGCTGATACGGTGAACCGCATCACCGGGCAGGAGTTTTCGAAAGTGCGGCTGATTGCCGGTTACGACGGTATCGCGCCGGAGGTGTCGGCAAGCGACGTCGGGACCGTGCGCGAAGTCGACGCGGCGGACGTGGGCCAGAGTGATGGCCGGAACTACGGTCTGATTTTCAGCGGCGAAATTCGCTACTCGGTCACCGGTAAAGACAGCCCTATTGATTCCTACGTCCTGATTCAGGCAGCCGATACGGATCTGGCTTTTGCCACCAGCATAACCTCGCAGACGCTGGCAGCCGGTTACACGGTCGCAGACGTGAACCGAGCGCTGATGAAAGACTTCGAGGCCAAAGGCGCGACCGAAGGCCTGACGCCTGAAATGCCTGCTACCGTATTCCCCCGTGGCCGGGTGCTGTTTGGCATGACACGGCATCTTATGGATAACGTGGCCGGACAATGTGGGGCAACATGGCAATTCGTTGACGGCCAGCGGCAGATGGTGGCGAATAACGAATATGTTCACGATGCGATTGTGCTCAACAGCGCCACCGGGCTTATCGGTATGCCGCAGCAGACCATTGGCAACGGCGTAAACGTCCGCGCGCTGATTAACCCGAACATCCGGGTTAACGGGCTCATTCAGCTGGATCAGGCTTCCGTGTATCGCACCGCGCTGTCGAACAACGATATCGCTATGGCTGGTGGGCAGATCACCGACCAGAACACGGACGGAAATATCACGCTCAGCGGCACCACGGCGCAGCCTGCCAGCATCGCAACGGATGGCGTTTATATTGTGCGCGGGATTATGTACACTGGCGACACAAGGGGCCAGGCGTGGTACATGGATATGATGTGCGAAGCGCGTGGCGCGGCGGATCTCCGCACTCAGGACTCGCTTAATCGGGGGTAAATTTGAAAGCCTTAGCCATTTTAATTGTTGCCTTTATGTCATTTGGGGCATCAGCAAGCGGGTACACCGCTTATTGTGGGCCTTACACCATCACTGCAAGGTTGGGTGAAATGGACATGATTAACGGTGAACGCGTCACATCGCAGAAAATTACAAATCTTGGTGCTGATGGCATTAAGATTGATATGGGGCTTATGCCTGCTAAAGATGGCAACAATTATGGCTTTGAATACATTCGCCGTCCGGGTACCGAAACGAGATTCCTGAATGTCCAACTGCTGCAGAACAGCATGGATGCGCCGAAAGTTATCGGCTCTTTCCCCTGCAAAAAAGTTTCTGATTAAAATAATTAATGGACTTTGTTTATGGCGGTCAGCAGGTCAAAGAAAATAGTTTTATTAGTTGTCATTGTTGTAGGTTATTTAATTGGAAACCATAAAAACAATGAAACTGATAAAGTGTCTGGTAACACTGAAGCTCCTGAAAAGGCTGCAGCGCAACAATCAAGCAATGCTCCTACTTTGTCAGAGGACGTTCTTTTAAAGAATGAAGTGATATTTACCTGTAAGGATATCGCCCGATCTTCTTTATCGTTGCCGGACACATTCGAAACCGAACAGACAGAAAGCGGAATCGACGAGAAAAATGGAGAGCAAGTTTATTATTTTACTTTGCATTTTTCTGGAATGAACGCCTTCAATAGTCGAATCACTCATACAATAGAGTGCTACGGGACGGTAGGAGACAAAAACCGAACTGTGACCTATAAAACATTCAACTAACCCGCCACCCGGCGGGTTTTTTGCTTTCTGGAGCCTACCAAATGGCAGTATCTGACCAGACCCGCAGCGGCGACCTTGCCGAAACATTCAAATCTGAGCGGGACACAACAAAGAACCAGATCCGCGTCGCTTTGCCTGGCATCGTCCAGTCGTTCGATCCCTGCGCGGTTACGGCGGTTGTGCAGCCTGCTATCCGTTCGGTTGAAACTGATAACGACGGGAACCGCATTACCAAAAATTACCCGCTGCTGGTGGATGTGCCGGTGGTATTTCCGCGCGGCGGGGGATGCACGCTAACGTTCCCGGTTAACGCCGGTGATGAATGCCTGGTGATTTTCGCCGATCGCTGCATTGATTTCTGGTGGCAGAACGGTGGGGTACAGGAGCCTGTCGACGACCGGGTGCATGATTTATCGGATGCGTTCTGTATCGTCGGGCCGCAGTCACAGGCGCAGAAAATCAGCGGAATCAGCACGGGGGCCGCTCAGCTGCGCAGCGACGACGGAAGCACGTTCTTTGAGCTCAACCCCACTACTCAGAAAATTAAAATCGTAGCGCCTGGCGGTCTGGATGTAGTTACCCCACAGGCCGACTTCTCGGCGAAAGTTACCATTCACGGGCTCCTGTCCTGGCTGGGAGGAATGGTGGGTTCTGTTGCTTCTGGCGTTGCATCCAAAATCACCGGCGCTGTCGAATTTATCGGTACCGTTAAAGCTAACGGCAAGACAATCGATGATACGCACACTCACGGCGGCGTGCAGCACGGCACCAGCAACACAGACGGGGTGAACTGATGCGATACAGACGTGAAGATGCCGACGGTGATTACACCTTTGGCAGCGGTGATGATACCTGGCTGATTAACTCTCCGGAGGCCGTGGCGCAGGCCGTGAAAACGCGATTCGAATTATGGTACGGGCAATGGTTCCTCGACACCACCGAGGGGACACCGTGGATTCAGTCCGTACTCGGTAAGCAGAAGCCGGAAACCTATAACCTGGCGATCCGTAAGCGCATCCTCGAAACGCGGGGCGTTAAATCCATCCTCTCTTTCAATGCGACAGTGAACACGACGACGCGCCGCGTCCAGTTCTTCGCTGAAATCGACACCATCTACGGAACAACGACAGTAACCAGCGAGGCATAAATGGCCCTCAATTTGGACACACTCGGCTTATCGGCAACGGTAACCGCTGAGGGGATCAGTGCGCCTGATTATCAGACGATACTCGATACCCTGACGAGCTATTTTCAGCAGATTTATGGTAGTGACGCTTATCTGGAGCCAGACAGTAAAGACGGCCAGATGGTGGCGCTGGTGGCGCTGGCTATTCACGATGCCAACAACACGGCCATCTCCGTTTATAACTGCTTCTCACCTGCTACGGGTTACGGTGCAGCGCTGACGAGTAACGTAAAAATTAACGGTATCGCGCGCCGGGGAGCGACGAACTCTACCGTGGATCTGCTTCTGACCGGTACCGCCGGGACATCCATCACAAACGGTACTGTGAAAGACACGAATAACGTGATCTGGCGGCTTCCTGCCTCGGTGACGATCGGTGTCGGCGGTACCGTGACGGTAACTGCAACCTGTTCAAACAGCGGAGCGGTTGCGGCGCTGGCCGGGACGATTACCACTATCAACACGCCGACCCGTGGCTGGGCATCGGTAACCAACCCGGCAGCGGCCACCGTAGGCGCACCGGCTGAAACCGACGCAGAGTTGCGTATCAGGCAGGGGCAAAGCGTCGCTCTGCCGTCACTCACACCGTTTGAAGGTGTCGACGGTGCGATCGCCAACGTTGCAGGCGTGACACGTCACAAGCTCTACGAGAATGATACTGGTGCAACCGACAGCAACGGGCTGCCGCCTCATTCCATTTCCGCCATCGTCGATGGAGGTGATGTTACCGAGATAGCCCAGACTATCAGGGGAAACAAAGGGCAGGGAACAGCCACCTATGGGACGACATCTGTCACGGTACCGGACACCTACGGCAACCCACACGTGATTAGCTTTTCGCGGTCTACTGATGTGCCAATTTACGGACATATCACCCTGAAGGCATTCACCGGCTACACGTCGCAAATTGGCGTACAGATTCAGCAGGCCGTCGCGGATTACATCAACGGGCTGACGATCGGCGACGATGTGCTGCTGAGCAGGATTTATTCTCCGGCGAACCTCGGCGTAGTGAGTGGCGGCAATGCGCGCTACTACGACATACAGGAGCTGCTGATTGGTAAATCATCCGGTAGCGTAGCGGCGGCAAACATCATCATCGCCTATAACGAATCCGCGTCGTGTAAACCCGAAAACATTGTTCTAACGGTGACGTCATGAGCAAGTACACGGACTTAATCACCAACTATCACGCCACGAAGCCGAAATTTTTTGATCACGTCGACCTGAGCACGCGGCCACTGATAGATATCACTACCGCCACCCGGGGACTGGTAAGCGCTTTCGACATCGATACCGCCGTCGGCGTCCAGCTCGATACGCTCGGCCTCTGGATTGGCCGTAGTCGCATAGTCAGCCAGCCGATTACGGGTGTTTATTTCAGCCTAGACACTGACGGGCTCGGTTTCGATCAGGGTATATGGCAAGGGCCGTATGACCCCGATTCAGGCTACACCACGTTGAGCGATGAAACATACCGTATCGTTCTTAAGGCAAAAATCGCCATCAACAACTGGGACGGCCGCAATGATTCGCTGCCTCCCATCCTTGACGCTGCGACCACAGGCTCTGGCCTGAGGATGCAGATCGTCGACAACCAGGACATGACGATCTCGGTCTGGGTTTTTCCCGAGACTGATATTTCTAATGTGTCTCTCGAACTGATCGCCGCTATCAAGCAGGGCTATCTCACCGTTAAAGCAGCTGGCGTATGGGCCGGTGACGTTGAAACGCCTTCGGTAGAAACACCGTCAGAGGGTAATCGATTCTTCGGTTTTGACATGGACAACGAATACATCGCCGGATTTGATGATGGCGCATGGGGGAAATTACTGTAATGGCTAAAAATGACTTTAAACCGTTTGCTACCGGCGCAGGCGCAAACGTAATGTCCCAGGCTGACTGGGAAGCACTGCCTGCGCTTTTAACTGGATTCCAGTCTGGTAAGGCATCCAGTGCACAAATGAATAAAATATTTCGTCAGGCTGGTTTTATCGCGGCAGCGCTGGCGCAGTACACCGCCAACAAAAGCGGGCTGGATGTGCTGGATGATGGTGATGTGAGCGGGTTCATTACTAAAATGACCACCGCGTTCGGTAAGGACTTTCAGGGGCTTGATGCCACACTGACGGCACTTGCCGGCCTCGCTACAGGAGCAAATAAGCTTCCGTACTTCACCGGGGCAGATGCTGCAGCGCAGACGGATCTTACTTCAGTCGGGCGTGACATAATCGGTCAAAGCAGTATCGCCAACCTTCTCACATACCTCGGTTTGGGAGCGGGGGCGCCAGCTATCGGTATTCCGTTCTTCTGGCCATCCTCGGCAATGCCAAATACGGTTATGACTGAATGGGCTGATATGGTGTTTCTGAGGTTCAACGGAGCCACATTCTCAGCGTCGAATTATCCAAAACTCGCTCTGGTGTTTCCTGCATTAACACTGCCTGAAGCACGCGGTGAATTTATTCGTATCTGGGATGATGGCCGTGGCGTTGACAGTGGCCGTGCATTACTTTCCGCGCAATCAGACGATTTCAAAACGCACGAGCATAAAATTCTGGGGACAAATGGAAGTGGTGGCAATGTAGCGTTTGGCACAATATCGAATGCTTCTCCTTTCTACACCAACGGCGTTAGTCAGCCGGGTGGAAGTGCTTTGCCCGCTTTTCAAAACCCAGGTGGTACCGAAACGCGTCCCCGTAACATTGCATTCAACTTTTTAGTAAGGGCTAAATAATGAAACCTGTTTTCGATGAAAATGGACTGGCAACAGAACAGGGTGAAATCCGATGCTATTACTACGACGCGGAGACGTTTGAATACATGGGATGGTCTGACGAATATATTAATATTGGTGTCAGTATGCCGGGTGATTCTACTGATATTAACCCAGGTGATGAAGTGGCTGGGAAGGTAGCTGTATTCCAAAATGGCGGATGGGCGATTAATGAAGACCATCGTGGTGAAACGGTATATTCAACCGCTGACGCCTCGGCCTCAACGGTAGATTATATCGGTCCAGTTAAGGATGGTTACACCAGCGTTGCCCCTTCAGGTCCTTACCAGAAATGGGATGGGAAAAAATGGGTAAAAGATACAGGTGCTCAGCATGCTGCTGATGTAAAAGCGGCGGATAAGCAGAAAGCTGCGTTATTAGTTGAAGCACAGGAAACAATCAGTTTCTGGCAAACTGAACTGCAACTGGACATAATCAGCGACAAAGACAAAGCCAGTCTGATTTCCTGGATGCAGTACATTAAAGCAGTGCAGGCGGTAGATACGTCAAAAGCGCCGGATATCACCTGGCCTGAAATCCCCGCCTAA